CTTTTTAGTTTCTGTTAATGAAAATATAGATTTTTCACATTCTATTTCAAAGCAAATACACGCGTTTAGAATTGGTAATCTAAATGTTTCAGAGTCGTTAAGTAGTTCTGCAGAGTATAAAAGAACATTATCAAGCAAGTTCAATATATTTGATTTTTCAAAATTAGATTTAAATAAAATAATAAAAACTAATATTTATTTAACATCTGTTTTAACTTTGTTATCTGAATATAAAGTTTCATGTTCAGACAATTTAGAACTAGTAAAAGAAACAAAAAAAGAAGTAGAAAAAAGTAATTTAGATTCTTTTGTTTTAAATGAAATAATACACTTAATATCTAGTTATGAAAAAAAATTAGAAGATGTTATTCTGCTGTCTGAAAACTTAATTAAATCTTTTACATTAGAGTTATCTCTTTCTTTTAGCATATATGAAATTAAAATAATAATTTCTGAATATAACAAAAGACATACAGAGAAGTTTAGTTTAGTAGATTTAATTTCGTTAATTTCAGAATTTAAGAAAGAAAACGTAGAGTCTATTCATTTTAGTGAAGAAGAGAAAAAAGAAACACAGAAAAATGTAGATACTTTATTTTTATCATTGCTATCTGCAGAACAAATAAACACATATAAAAAAATTGCATCAAGCATATCTTTTGAAGATGTTTTTAATAGTGATTTACAAATATTGCGTAACTTATTTTCTAATTTCAGTTTAGAAGAATATAAAATTTTAGAAGAAGTAAAAAAGATTAGAGATGTTGAAGAATTGACAGAATTTATTTCTACTAAAACGACTTCTGAACTGAGATTTTTGCATGAGTTGATGTTATCTGAAAATATTTCAAAAAGACCTGAAATAAAAATAAATGATACAGATATAAAATTTTCAGAATATTCTACTCATGAGNCTGGTACGGGTCTTTCAAGATTTGATAATTTTGATATTTCTGAAAGTTTAAAAGTAAACTCTGCTAAAGTGTTATTTTCTACTCTCCAGCTAATAGAAAGTTTAGATACGTTAACTGAATATTATAAAAAAATACAAAGTGTTCTTTTAATTAATGATGAAATAGTTAAAGAAAGAGAATTAGAAAAACTAGAAAAATTTGTAATCTCAGAGTTATCTAGTATTTCTAAAGAAAAGAAAATAAATGAAATGCTAAGCATATCTATTGACTTCTTTAAATATTATAGTGCTAAAAAAGGAGAAATAGTTTTGTTAGCAGAAAGAGCTTTAAAAGATATTATTTTAAATAAAAAGATTTCTTTGTCTATCAGTGAGATGTTCTTTAAAAACATTAGTTTTGGTTTTCAAGAAACTTTATTTTTTAAAGATGAAGAAACTTCTTCTTTTNTCAAAGGTCTTAATTTTTCAGATGAAGTGTATATAACTTTAGATTCTTTAAAAAAAGAAATACTTGCTAAAAAAATTGAAACTATCTCACTATCTAAAAAAAGAGACATTGAAATAACTCATAAATTGAGTTCAGATATATTTCTTTCAGAGAATATTACAAAAGAGCAATATTTAACTTTCTTTGATCTTTTTAATTTTAGTGAAGCAATTTCAAAAAGAATTTATCTGAAAGAAGATGAAGCATTATTAGTTACAGAAGACAAAAAAATCTTAGAAGAGCTTAATATACAGATTGTATTACCAATTGTAGAATCAACTAAGAAACTGTATTATGCAGAAATAATTGATTCTGAAACTTTTGAAGAGTTTATTAGCAGAAGTAAAGATAAAATTATAGAAGATTATATAACTTTTGAAGATTCTACAGACAGAAAAGCAGAAAGATCTATAGCACCAAGAACAGTATTATTAACTAGAAAAAGAAAAACATATTTATTAATGAGATAAAATGGCAACTAGATATTGGGTAGGAGGATCAGGTAACTGGTCAGACAACACTAATCATTGGTCAGACTCTAGTGGTGGCTCACCAGGAGCATCAAAACCAACATCTTCAGATGATGTAGTTTTTGATACAAATTCACACAACAGTGATTATACTTGCACAGTAAATGAAACTTCATATTGTGATGATTTTACTTTAAACAATCCTTCTTCTGGTGCGGTTACTTTAGCTGGAACTAGCTCTTTAAGAGTAAGTGGCAATTTTTTATTAGCGTCTGGCTCTTCTTTTACTCACACTAGCTCATTAAATTTTTACGGGCAAGCTAGTGTGACTAAAACTATAACTACTAACAGTGTTACTATTTATTCAAGAATTTATTTTTATATTTCTTCTTCTACTCATCAATTGCAAGATGATTTAAATTGTGCTGGTTCAACTATTTATTTGGGAAGCGGAGTTATTTTTGATCCAAATAGTCATGATGTAAATGTAGAAATAGGAAGTGGTACAACTTTATATATATATGGTAATTTTACTTTTTATAATTTATCAGTTACTTCTATACACGATTATTTATCTTCGTTATATTTAGTTGATAATATTACAATTACTAACTCTTTTACTGCAAATGGATATAGTGCAACAAGTAGACTTTTAATCTTGTCAATAAAATTTAATGAGCAACGTTCGATCACTGCAGAAAGTGTTACAATAACAAATTGTGATTTTCAAGACGTTAACGCAGCAGGCAACGCAGACTGGGATTTGTCTGGTTCTACTGGTGGATGTGCTAGCGGTGGTAATAATACTGGTATTACTTTTACAACACCGACTTCTAGATATTGGGTAGCAACATCTGGTGGTTACTGGTATAATACTACTTCATGGTCTACATCAGACGGCGGTGGTAGTGGTGCGTCAGTGCCTCTTATACATGATACTGTGTACTTTACTTCTAACTCGATAACTTCTGATGATCGTTCTATAGATATAGGAAGTCAAAGATTAGCATCTATTGACTTTTCTAATGTCACTAACTCTCCTAAATTAGCTGGTGCTAACTCACCTTATTTCTTTGGTTCTGTTAACTTAACTGGAATAGGCAGCATAACAAGTACTAGAACTTTTTATTTTACTGTTCATGGCTCTTCTACTTTAAACACAAATAATCTTACTTTACCAAACAGTTTATATTTATCTTGCGAAAGTTTTACTTTGCAAAGTAATCTAAGTATAACAAACGATTTATATCTTGGTGCTGGCATTATAGATTTCAATGACTATAATGTTGATTGCGGCAAAGGCATTTTAAGTTATACTACTACTAACGTTAACTCTATAACTGTATACTTAAAAAGCGGTACTTTCACGTTATGCAAAAATATATCTTCTACTACTAGTATTGACTTTGCCAATCATTCTTATGGTTGTACTTTATACGCTGGAACGTCAACTATAGTTATAGATAACGATACTGTAGAAAGTGTTACTTTTCAAGGAAGTAGTAAAACTTTTAATAATTTAACTATAGGCGGTACTGGAGATTACACTACTACTATTTATGGCTCTAATACATTTAATGTATTTTCAGCAGAAGATGAGCCCAAAACAATAAAGTTCAATGCTGGTGCTACTAACACTTTTAGCTACTTTAATGTATCTGGCTCTTCAGGAAAATTAATAACTATTCAAAGTAATTCTGCTGCTAGCAGTTATTTGACATGTGATGGTATTTATAGAATAAAACGTGATTATTTAGATATAACATATTTGAGTGTGTCTCCAGATGAATGGTGGTATGCTGGCACTCATTCTACAGACAGCGGAAATAACTTTCAATGGTATTTTACTGATGCGCCAGCTTTTGCGAAGAACTTCACAAGTGATTTAGTGTTAGAAGAAAATAAAGCATCTTTACCATTTTTAGCAAAAACAGATTCTTTTGTATTAGAAGATTCTAAATATTTGACAAGCTATAAACAGTTCATCGAAACTCTTCTAACTTTTGATCTCTCAGATAAAGAAATATCAGTTATTAAAACTATTTTTTCAAGTTTATATTTAGAAGAAAAAGATGATAAAGAAAACAGAAAATTCTTTCAAGAAGTCATTTTATTTTCAGAAAATGAACAAATGTTAAATGCTAAAAACATAAGTGAAATGCTTTTTCTTGTTTCTGTAGGCGTTAAAAATTTAACTTTGCTTAAAAGTTTTTCAGAAAATATATTACTTTATGAATCTGTTGAAAAGTTATCAAATTATTCCAGACTTATATTTTCTGAGTTAACATTATCTGAACAGACTGTACTTAAAAATGAATTTTACCGACTTTTTTCAGAGACAATGATATTGAAAGAGAATAATAAGATAGAGAATATAAGATATTTAACACTATCTGCTATAATCGTTTTAACAGAAATAAAGTACAACTTGCTAACTTTGTCTAAGTCTTCTTTGATGTCATTATTAGAAGTGTTTTCGTCAGTTTCTATAACTAATAAAAATTTTTCTTCGTATTTAGACATTAATGAAGAAAAAAGAAATGATTTTGAAAAAGAGCTTTCTTCATTGCTAAATGTTTCTGTCGAAAGTAAAAAAGAACAAAAATTAAATATTGCAGCAAATTTAGAATTAATAGACTTTTCTGAAAAAATAAAAAACATCACAAAGATTTTTAGGTCTGTCATAAGTTTTAGTTTATTTTTATGTAAATATTTTAGAATGAGTGAAGAAGATTCTTTTTCGTATATAATATCATTATTGACATCATCTGTTTTTGAAAAAGAAAAAACAGAAATGGTCTCTTTCTCTGATTCTAAAGTTTTAGATATATCTAAAAAAATTGTAGAAATTGAAGAGATTATTGAAAATCTAAAGAAAGAAAACATACTAAAAAAGAACTCTTCTTTTGTCTTAACAGAAAAAAAGACAAAACATCTGTCTATATCAACTTCATCATTATTTAATATATATGAAACAAAATATTTAGAAACCAATAAAAAAGAGTATTCGAATGTTTCTTTAGAAGATGTTGTTTTGTTTTCTTTAAATCTTAATAAAAAAGATTCTTTAATTATACAAGATTCTTTGAAAAAGAATTTTAAAAGATTTCTTGATAATTCTTTTGACATATCTGAAACTATTGCAAAAACAGAAGTATTAGATATTTTAGCAAATATTGAATTCTCTGATTCTTTTAATACTGAGACTTCTGTAATAATTTCTGACTTGATAAGAGTATATGAATCTATAAAAAATGAAATTTCAATACCAATTGGAAGTGTTTTAGTGATATCTGAAGAAATAGAAAAACATTCGAAAATACCAAGAAAAGACAGCTTTAACTCTACTGATGAATTTAATAAAACAATAAATGTAGGAATTGCAGATCTTGAAGAATTTACAGATTCATTAAGTAAAATATCTAGTTTTGAATACGACATATCAACACCATTAGAAATAACAGATTCTATAAAATACGTCAAATCTGAATTTTATTTAAGAAAAGTAGTTCTTTTAACTAAAAGTAATAAAGCAATGTTATTAGTTAGATCTGACTAATATACATTGCAACTTTTAAATATATAATAAAAATATATGCAAGTGTTGGCTGCGCCTATTGAAGAAGCAGTATTAGGTGAAAAAACTTCATTAAAAGTAGATTCTTCTGCTGGTTCTACTTATCTAACTGTAAAAAATATACAGGGTTTTAAAGTAGACGATTATATTGTTCTTGGAAGACTTGGTTACGAAAAAGCAGAATTATTGCAAGTATCTTCTTTAACTTCACCTCAGACGATTACTTTAGTGTCTGCAAGTAAATTTGCACATCTTAGAGATGAGCCAGTTCAAGTTATATTGTATAACAAAAGAAAATTTTATAGAGCGTCTTCAAAAGATGGAGTATACTCTCATTTAAGTTCTGCAGGCTCGCCAGTAGAAGTAGATGTAGACAATGGAGAAGGCAATGTATTTGAAGATCCAGACGGCACGTCTACTTCATATTATAAAGCTACTTATTATAATACTACTACTTCAAAAGAAACAGACATAAGTGATTCGTATTCATCTCTTGCTGGAGATTCTGAACATTATACTTCAGTATATAAAATAAAAGTAGAAGCAGGCTTTAAAGATAACTCTTATATTGAGTCTGACTTAATTGATAGATATAGATTTGAAGCAGAGTCTGAGATAGACGGTTATTTGGCTAGTGTGTATCAGTTACCTTTATCTTCTACTCCAAAATTAATTCAGCATATAACTACTCTGTTAGCAGCTGGAAACTTAATTGCTAAAGAGTATGGTTTAGAAAATGATATTGAAATTTCAAAAACTGGCCAAAGAAAAATAGATCGAGCAACTGAATTATTAGATAAAATACAAGAAGGCAAAATAAAGTTAATTGATGAGAATGGCGCTATATTAAGTCAAGATTCTTCAATATATGCTTCATGTAGTAATTCTTATAATGAAGATGTATATAATAAAGGAGAGCTCTTTACCTTAGAAGAGGAGCAATTTAGAATGGCAGATCCAGAAGATGGAGCAGGTTCGACTAAAAGAGTAACTACAAATCTGTCTGGTTTTAACTAATATGTCTGAAATAACTATAACAATAACTGGTGACAACGAATTATTGGCTTATACGAATAAATTATCTAAAGATTTAATGAATCCTCAAGAGCCATTGCTTGAATCTGCAAACTATTATTATGAAGAGATATTACAAAATTTTAAAACTCGCGGAAGAACATTTAATGAAACATGGCAACCTTTAAGAAAATCGACGATTGAACAAAAGAGAAAATTAAAAGAAGAAGGTAAAGCCATTGCATTCACGATACCATTGGTTAGAACAGGCAAGATGAGAGAAGGATTCAGTTATGGTTTAAATAGTAGATTCAGTTCTTCAGTTTTTAATGTAATGAATTATGTTAAAAAACACGACGAAGGCATAGGCACACCAAAAAGAGTAATTTCTAAGATAGATATAAAAAGAGTAAACACAGTTGTTAGAATTTTTGATCGTTGGTTAGATAGATTATTAAATAAATATGAAGGAATCAATTAGAATAATAAAAGAAAAATTAGAAGCTAAACTGACTGGCAGAGTAAGAGCATTTTATATTGGTGATCCTTACATTTTTCCTGAATCAGTTTTGCCAGCTATTGTTATAAATCCAGTCAGAACAGACACTGATGTAGCAGACAATCAAAGAGACACTCATACACAGTATATAGATATTTCTGTTATTACTGATGCTAGAAGATATTTTAATTCTGACCCTAATGAAATGACTGGATCAACTTTTTTAATGGAAACAATGGAAGCAGAAAACACAGATGGAAGTTTAGATGAAAATTCTATTTTAGCAGTATTAAGAAAAAATATGAACAATCTTGGTACTAATAGATTTATAAGTAATATTAGTTCTATAGATTATACTTTAAGAAAGAGATCAGAAGACTTGATAACTCTTGAAGCAATTGCACACATATCAGTAGAATATATCGTCAATCGACCTTCTCTTTAATATGAATAATTTTAGATGCAAAAAATGTCGAAATTTGCAATTTAAATATAAAGTAATTGGATGTAAAGTAGAAATAGAAATTAAGTGTCATGCTTGTAATGAATTTAATAACTTTACAGTCTGGTTACCTCAAATAATAAAAGAAAATGAAAACAATAACAAACAACAGTAAAAAACAAATATTATTTCCAGATATTGAATTTAGTATTTCACCAAAAGAAATTAAATCAATATCCGATGATCAATATGAAAAAATTAAAGGTTGTAAAGCATTGAAAACACTAGAAGAAAAAAATAAAGTCGAAGAAGTTAAAAAAATAAGAAATAAAAAAGTATGAGCATAAAATTAGGAACTACAGCGTATATAGGTGTTGGTATTGAAAACACCGCAGGTACTGCAGTTGCTGCTTCTAAGTATATTCCTTTTATCACATGCACAATCAGAGGAGTTCAAGAAACTCTATATGATGAGAGTGGTAAAGGAGTTAGAGAAAAAAACTTTGGCGCAGTCACAGGTAAAAAAAGAGGAGAAGGAGATATTGAAATTTATGTAGATGCAGAAAATGCACCATATTTACTTTATCCAGCACTTGGTGCTATCTCTTCGTCTACTGCTTCTGGTGAATCTGCAGTATATGAGCACGTTATTACTAGAAAAGCTAGCAATCCGCCTAGAACATTGACTGTTATCTACAATGATTCTTACGATACTCGCAAATACACTTATGCTACTATTAATACACTAGAACTTAACGTAGCAGATGGTTTAGCTACTATTTCTACAAACATTCTTTCAAAATTTCCTTCTAGTGGAACAGCTACTAGAGCATTAACAACTGAAAGAATATTGGCGTTTAAAGATTACACTGTAAAAATTGGAAGTGGTGCTACTGGCACTGCAGCATTGGCTGCAGCAGCTGGTGCAACAGCGACAAAACTTAGAAGCTTTAAACTAGAGATCAATAACAATGCAGAAGCTCATTATCTTAGCGGTGATAATGAAGCAGAACATGTTGCAATTGCTCAGTTTGAAGTAACTGGTGAATATGTGTTATTCTATGAAGACGCAACAGAAAGAGATTTCTATGAAACTTTGTTAGATAGTGGAAATCCAGTTAGAGCAATGATAATCTCTTTTACTGGCGATTCAATTGGTAACTCAGAGACTGAAGAAATAGAAATAAAAATACCAAACTTCAAAATTAACGATAGAACAGTAGATACTGCGTTAGCAGGTTTCATGCCTGAAACTTTGTCTTTCACTGCAATGTATGACGTTGATGAAGCTAAAAGCATCGAAATGAAAATAACAAATCAAACTTCAAGCTATTAAGCTTGAAAGTATTAATCACTGAGACAGGCGTAACTTGTAATAACATACAAGAGACGAAGCATAAATGCTTAATGTCCACTCCTTTTTCTCAGAAAAGAGAAAATGTCAAGCTTACTTAATGCACTAAAAACTAGAAAAATAGAATTACCTTCTTATCCAGGTTCAGAAGTAGAAATATACGATGGTTTACTTACTAAAGATGCTATTTCTTTAGCTAAGTCAGACAATGATTTTCAAAATGGCGTTGAATTACTAAAAAAGATCATTAAAAAATGGTCTTTTGTAGACGAAGAAGGAAAAGAAGTAGAAGTTACTGAAGAATCTTTAGGTTTTCTACCTATGACAGATTTCAGTTTCTTAATGGATGAAGTAAACAAATCGATGAGTTTTTTAGAGAAAAAAGAGTTGAAGAAGTAAAAAAAGTATATATATCTTTCAACTCTGGCAAATTGTTATCAGAAGAATTAGGAAAATATTTGATGTTGAAGCTTTTTTGGAAAAACTTAGGAATGTCATTTAAAGAAGTAGAGAATTTAACATATTACGATTTTGAAATGTTATACGATATTATGAAAATAGAATCACAAGAAAAAGAAAGACAGATAAAAAAAGCAGCATCAAAAAATAAACATGGCTGAGAAGAATATTACAATCAAAGTAAATCAAACAGGTGCAAAACAGACTACTAAAGAAATAGAAAACTTAGGAAAATCTACTAAGTCTTCAATGCAACAGTTAAGAACATCTGTTAAAACTGCTTCTGCAGAGCTAGATGATTTAGGAAATAAGTTCAGATATCTATCATTAGTTTCTGGTGTTTTTGCTGCTGGTACGACGTTAGCTGGCAAATCTTTCGTAGAGTCTGCTTCTAAGATGGAACAGTCAGTTATTAAGTTAAGTGCATATTCTAAAAT